ACGGCTGGTATTCACGTTAAGCATGAGGCGCAGGGCGGCACATACAGCTACGGCTCTATGAACTTTAATGTCACTAATAGTGCGGGTAGTTATGCAACTAGGATGACCATCTCTAGCAACGGCAATGCTACATTCAATGGCACTGTATTTGCACCTAACGTTACGCTCTATCCAAACTCTAGCGCACCAAACGCAGATGCCGCAATCTACCGTCCGGCAGATGGTGTTTTAGGTTTTGTTGCAGGGGCGGCAGAACGGATGCGTCTTTCAGGCGGTAATTTAGGCCTTGGCACTACGTCACCTCTTTCAAGATGCCACGTTTACGAAGGCGCACGAAATGGTGGCTACGCTATCAATGGTTCGTATGACGCTCTTATTGTAGAAGGCACTCAGCATGTTGGTATTTCCATAGCTGGTGGCTCAAACAATTCTGGCAGTGCTGCAATAGCTTTTCCTAACGGCTCATCAAACATTGATGGATTGATAAACTATAACCACGGGGGTCGTTACTTAGCGTTCCATGTTGGCGGTGGAGAGAGGGCTAGGTTTGATAGTTCAGGCCGTTTTGCTGTCGGTAAAGTTCCAGACTCAAACTTTAACGCTGGCTGTGAGTTAGATCCTGCTGGCTTTTTGATAGCAAGTCGTGCTGCTAATGTTTCTGGTTATTTTAATAGAAACAGCGATGGTGACATTTTAGATTTCCGTAAAAGCAGCTTAACGGCTGGAACAATTGGTACTTTTGATAACGGCGCAAACATATACATCGGGTCTGGAGACACTGGGGTAACATTTAATCCAAATGTGAACGGTATTTTGCCACACAATCCCAGCACTAATGCTCAACTAGATAATGCTATTGATTTGGGCTACCCCACTTATCGTTTCAAAGACCTCTACCTATCCGGCGGTGTCTACTTGGGCGGCAATGGTTCAACTAATCATCTGGATGATTATGAAGAAGGCACTTGGACTCCGACTGCAAGTGGTGGGTACACTGTAAGCTCCTCCTCTGGCGCATACACAAAAATCGGCAGGGTTGTTCATCTATGGGGAACTGTGCAGTTTAGTGGGGTTGGAGGAAATACCTCAACAGTTGTTTTAGGTTCAGCACCCTTTACTAATTCTACGCATCTGGGAACTGGTGTGTGCAGAGAAAACACCAACACCGGCGCTATCTACGTTTTTAGAATTGCCCCAAACAGCACCAGTATGGAAATCAACACTATGACTGGTGTTGCATCTGGTACGCGCACAATAAGAACTGGTGAAAATTACGCATTTCACGGGAGTTATTATGTCGCATAACCCATACCGTCACTGGATGTGGCGATAGACAGTCCAGTCATAGGAGATAAAAATGGCACTTACAGAAGAAACAGTACAAGACAAGATTGAAGTAGTGAACGGCACTCATGTGCATGTTCGCACTGCGACAGTAATCAAGCGTGATGGCGAGGAAATCAGTCGCAGTTTTCACAGGCACACATTGTCACCTAGCACCAAGACTGACGATGGTTGGGCCGACACTGACATCAGCGGCGAAAGCACTGCGGTGCAGGGCATCTGTAACGCTGTGTGGACAGACGCAGTAAAGACTTCCTATCAACAAGCGATGGACGCACAGGAGTAGAAAATGGCTAATTCATACACTTGGGACTTCCCAGCATTGGACGTTTGCAACGAGGCCCAGAACGGACACTCTGATTGCATCAAGACAATTCACTGGCGGCTAACTGCTGTTTCTGACAGCGAGACAAATGCTGATGGCGAGGCACTAAACGTCACAGCCTATGGCACTGCTGCTGTCGAAACGCCAGACGAGGGTGACAGTGACTACGTTGCTTTTGACAGCATTACAAAGGACTGGTGTAAGACAAAGACGCTTGAGGCTTTGGAAAAGACAGAAGCTGAAATGCAAACAATGCTTGATGAGCAGATGACTGCGCTCGCCAACCCGCCAATGCGGCAGGCTGTTCCGGCTGGGTGGACTGCGTAAAGTTGAAGCTACAGCAAGCCATGGAACCAGAACTCAAAGTCCAGATGGAACTGGATGCTCACGAGAAGGAATGTGCCGTCCGTTATGAGATGGTGCATGGCAAACTTGAAAGTCTCGACAAGCGTATGTGGAGGCTTGAGGCTCTGTTGATGGCCTCTACTTTATCTATACTGGCAGCAACGGTAGGAATACTAACGACATGACACAATTCGTCTTTGCTCTCGTCACGATGATGGGGCAACAGACGATCTCGACAGAATACTTCGAGAGCATCGATGTCTGCTTGTGGTACAGCAGCCGCCTAAACAAACAACATCACCACACCCACCACTTTTCACACGATCTAGCTGACAAGCATGTGTTTGCTCAGTGCATCCCTACGCGAGTCAACCCAGACGATGTAACAATCTATAACCGATAGAGGCACATATGGACCCCATTACAATTGCGTCAGCTACAGCCAGCTTTGAGGCAATAAAAAAGGGTCTTTCATTAGGCAAGGACGCTCTATCGCTAAGTGCCGAAATCGGCAAATGGATGACCTGTGCAAGCGATGCCGACCAACAGGCCCGTGAAGCAGCCAATCCACCCCTCTTTAAAAAGATGTTCTCAAGCACCAGCGTCGAGGAAGAAGCAATCAACAGCTTCGCCTTAAAGAAGCGCATGGAACAGCAACGAGCAGACTTAAAGACTTGGATCGAAATGACGCTAGGTCGTAAGGCTTGGCAGGATCTTTTGGAGGAAGAAGCCACAATAAGAAAGACCCGAAGAGACACACTCTACAAGCAACGTGAGAAACGAAGGAAGTTTGTCGAGATAGTGGCTTGGATCGTCATGGGCTGTGCCGCTGCTGGTCTCCTCTACGGTTTCGTAATGTTCCTTAAAGGCCACGCAGCCAAAGCAACCACCACACCTGAGCATGTCGTATGTCGATTGGTCGGTTGTGAGAAGATCGATGGGATGCGCTGGTGCGTCTACAGAGGCAGTGGAAACACCCAATCCAGCATTATGCTGGAGTTGTCTGAGTGGTTCCCCCGCGAGTTTATGTGCAAATACGATCCCGACGCACCACCCCCACCCAACCTCAGAGATACATTAAAAGCCATCAAGGAGAGCCAACAATGATACTAAAATATGTTTTCTTAGTAATCGTCATCCTGCCAAGCGGAGAAACCAGTGTTCGCTCCTCGCCAGTAGACGCTTGCCCTAACATTCGACTTGTCCACGAAGGCTACGAAACCCTCGTTGAGTCAGGAGACATTAAGCAGTGGGACGCTCAATGTATTCTCTTTCAGTTTCAAATACCGAAGGAACAGACATGATTGCCGCGCTGATCCCCGCTGTCAGTGGGCTTCTTGACAAGTTTATTCCTGACGCAGACGAGAAAGCTAAGATTGCACACGACATTGCAACCATGTCTGAGAAACACGCTCAGGAACTTGCTCTTGCCCAGATCGAAGTCAACAAAGCCGAAGCTAAAGGCAACTGGTTCCAATCAAGCTGGAGACCTTTGACGGGCTATGTTTGTGTGTCTGGCTTTGCAGTGAACTTCCTAATATCACCCTTAGCTGCTGGCTTTGGCATCGATATTCCACAGGCTGACACAAGCACTATGCTCCCTGTGCTGATGGGGATGCTGGGCTTAGGCGGCATGAGATCCTTCGAGCGTGTCAAAGGAGTAGGTAAATAATGGGTAAGTGGGGGCTACATGAGCGTACCACAGAAGAACAAGAGAGGATAAACCGTGCCAGAAGTAACTATGGAAAGAGTATTAGCTTGGAAGCTGCTGCCGAGGCTGATGATGTTTGGGATGTCGCTATCAAGCTGGCGGGTAGTGGAGTGGTTTATGACTTTAGAGGAGCCAACAAGCCAACAGGCGGCTCTAGTTAGTGTGGTTACTGGTGTTCTAGGAGGAGCTTTTGCTGTCTGGTTAGGACATGAAAAGTAATGGAATGGTGGGAAATGTGGCTAGTTGCCATGATCACAACCAACACTCTAGTCAACGTGATTAGATGGGCTTTGGATATAAGGAAAAACAAATGAACAGAGAGCGTATCAGAGAGCAGCTTATATTACATGAGGGGCTGAGGCTGGAGCCGTATCGATGTACGTCCGACAAGCTCACGATAGGAGTAGGCCGCAACCTAGATGACCGAGGTATCTCAGAGGTAACTGCAATGCAGATGCTCGATGAGGACATCGATATTGTCTACGAAGAGCTACAAAAGGTCTTCGAGGACTTCACAGATATGCCAGAGATCGTCCAAGAATCACTGGTCGATCTTGCCTTTAACATGGGTACTCCGACCCTCCTAAAGTTTAAAGCCGCTGTACGGGCCTTAAAAGCCCAGCAATGGGGTTCTGCTGCCGACGAGATATTGGATTCGAGGTACGCAAGACAGGTGGGTCAGAGGGCACAAACTGTCGCTGACAACATAAGATCATGCGGCTAAGGAACCATGTTGCTAAGACACTTAGGGAAGCCCGATACAAACCTAAAGTGATCAAAAGCAAGAAAGTCTATAATCGTAAAAAGCAAAAAACACCGATACGAGGCCCAATGAGGCTATCGGTGTTTTTTAGTTTTGCGTTAGATCGGGTGATCAGTTAAGAACCTGTGCAGCGGTTCCGTAGCTCAACTGGATAGAGCAATTGCCTTCTAAGCAATAGGTTCGGGGTTCGAGTCCTCGCGGAATCGCCACTACCTCTTTGGATCATAGATGCGTGGTTTTCGCTCTTTCTGTAGCGGCAGTTCTTTAATTGCACATTCAGCACAAATGTACCAACCATTGCGGTCATAGAAGGCATCATTCTTTTTACACTTATCGCACTTTGGCATTTCTCTTGTCATAACGCGATATCCACGATCTCACATGCTCCAGAAGTACACGCCAAGGTCTGTGATCCAGATGTACTATCTTCAAGCTCATAGAACCTAAGATCATCCCACACCAGCTTTATAGGCATCTTGGCTTTCATCTCCTCATACTCCTCCTCAGTACATTCCTGATAAGGAGCCTGAGCGTATGTGTGGTCAGAGTGTGGCAGGAAGCTGATACCACTGCACAGATCGAAGTTCTCATAGACCCATGCGCCAACTGCAAGCCACTCAGGATCACGAACTGTGATAGTCACTGATGGCTTATGTTCAGACCATGCTTCTGCGTATGTCTTCCAAAGCTCTAGCTGTTCTATGGCTGTCATCTGGTTTCTTGTGACTGCGCCTTGTGGCGACTTTGTTGGAAAGCTAAAGACTGTTGTGTTGTCAGGCTTAGTAACGTCAGGCTCTGACGGTATTCCTGCATCCTTGAGGAACTGCGTGAGTGGGTCTTTGTTGTCTCCTCTCACGGTGCGGATGTAATGATCAGAGTGTCTGGCGTGGATGCCACTGGCACTATCTACTAACTGACTAACTGTGCCAGAGGGTTTTACACAAGTAATAGCGGCAGATACCTCTATGCCCATCTTGTCGGCATACTCTTTGTTGGTATCGATAGCAGTCTGCTTCATCTCAGCCAACCAACGTGGGCTATCAACATTCTTAGACAACACAGGATGATCCATGATGCCTGTCAGGCTCACGCCCAGCAGCCGCTCTTCTTCTGTGTTCTTCTTCCACACTTTGCGGAGGTAGGGCATGTGAGTAAACGTAGCCTGTGCTGTACCAAGGATCGTGGCAAGTCTGACCTTACGCTTAAGGCTCTCCAGATCATCATGTTCACGCACGACAACCTCAGTTAGATTGCAGAACTGCCCACCAGTGCCAGCAAGGTAGTTGCCGTTGCTGTCTATCTTTGGTCCTCTCAAGATGATCTCGCTACATGGGTTTGTGCCCCAAGCATAGCCTGTCTCGCGTCTTCCGCTCTTAGCAATATGAGCTTCGGCTGCTACGCGGCTAAAGATACCACGCTCACCAGACTTAGACTCAACCAGAGCAAGCCATTCCCGCATGAATGTTTCCATGTCGGGCTTTTCAGTATAGCAAGCTGAGTTGTTAGCTAATGCTCTTTGTGGCTCAGTGTCCCACCATTGGCCTGATTTGGCATGTGACATCCTCTGATCACTCAGGTTGCTTAGGCTGATCATGGCTGATCTGCGTACACCACCGACAACGACGACCTCACCTATCTTACACATAATATCATGGACCTCGACGCTGTTGAGTTTACGTCCAGCAGCACCCTTAAACTTGGCGACAACAAACTTAAACAGATCATCAAGAGGCTCAGGACCACTGGCGCGGCCCCCAAACGTCTTGAGGCGGCTACCAGCAGGACGTACTTTGCTTAGATCCCACCGTGGTATGTCACCAACATAGAGAAGACTGATGAGCTTACGCAGTGCAGTAGCCCACCCCTCCTTAGAGTCCTTGACCACAATGACATCTTCGCCGTCTTCGATGGACCCACAGATATCTGGTAAGCAGTTGATAGACTGCCTTTCGACTGAGAACCCAACACCTGTGCCGCATAAGAGGATGAACATTGCCTCATCAAAGGCTCTTGGGTGGTCCACAGGCAAATAAGAACAGTTATATATACAAGTGTTATCACGATCAGCAGCTATACCAGCAGTCATCAAGGCTCTCATCGATGGCATGACTTGTAAGGTCAGTATTGCTTCCTCAAGCTCCTCAAGATCGGGGGCTGAGAGGACCACACTGTCACTTTCTGCTAGGTAATCAATGTATCTTTGGACCGTTTCGGCCCATGTTTCACGCCTGTTTTCATCTTCGAGCCATCTAGCGTATCTGCTTGTAGCAATGAATGTCTGGTAGTCTGTAGGCAATAGGTTACTCATGGCTTGGGTTCCTCCCTTCAAGCTGGTTAATACGCATCTCGCAGTAGCGGATGGCTTTTCTGATATCGTTGATTTCTGATTGAGAAGAGTCTTGGTCTGGGTAGAGCTTGGTCCCTGCTCTCGACACATACTTGATGACGTTACCCGCCCAAAAAGAAAGCCCGTTAGACATGATGTAGTCTACGGGCTGGAGCCTGTGTTGAGCGTAATGCTCTGGTTGTTTTATAGTGTCAGGTGGCGGGTCTTCCGCTTTCTTCTTCATAAACTCTTCATGCCGCATGTTTCGCTCCTGTGAACAGGATGGGTCTTTTGTTGTCGTAGTCCCAATCTTCCCATCTTAGTATTCGAGCTAAACGTGCTTGGGTAAGTGCGTCCTTTTTAGTGTGCCCAGCATCCAGATATGCTTTTTCAACAATCGACCACGCTGGTCTTGGTCCCAGCAGCTTTTCAGCAGTCTTAGGTCCAAACCCTTTTAGGCCGCTGTAACCGTCTGTGATGTCACCTGTGAGGCATTGTGTGAGGAAGTTGCGGTCTGCATCATCGATAGAGATATCAAAACGCTCATCAGACATTGGCCTATAAATCTTCGAGGGCACTGTCTTCATGTCTTTATCGTCAGACACGATGATGGCTTTGCCTTTGTTCTCAGGCTTAGTGGCTAAGATGCCCATGACATCATCAGCTTCGAGACCATCAATCTCTACAGAAGAGAATAAAAACTTCGCCCACTTGAGCATTGCGGAATAGCCAAGAGGCTTTCGCGTTTTCTTTCTGCTACCTTTGTAAGTGGACAGAACATCTTTTCGGAAGTTGTTTGGTGACGACAGACATAGGATTATTCTGTCATCGTGCAGCTTGTCTTTGAATGTATCTAATTGATCAAAGAAAAGCTCCTTTGCCAGCTTCAGATCAGTGTCTAGGCTCCAAAGGTTCGCCCCTTCATCTTCATCCCAGCAAATCTCTTGCTCCGTAGCAACAGTGGCCCGATACAAGTATAAATCAGCATCAATCAACAGCATTCTCTAACTCCTTTAAATACGAGTGACCAAACTCTGTGAGGAACCAGATGTTTCCCCACTCTTCTTCAGATAGCTTGGTTGTGATTAAATCTTCTGTGGCTGCTACTGCGATGATTGTTGCAGCGTCCCGTGCAAACTTGGACTTGGTTGTAAACCCGCCCATCTTGGCGTTCTTTAGAACAAAGAACATTGCTGTCAGAGCGTCGTCAGTAGCTTTGTCTAGTTCAGTGGGTGTCTGCCCAGCTTCTTCCGACGCTGTACTCTGCGTCGATTGGGATTCTGAGTTTATATGCTTCTCCCGCTTCTTTCGCACATCGTCTAGCCAAATCACCGACATAATCTTCCTGTCCTTTCCTGACTGCGATCTGCACTTCATCGTGAATCCACCCGACAATCGTGCAGTCCAGTTTCTGTTCTTTGATTTCTTTGGAAACTAATGCCACCCACTTCGAGCAAATGACCGCCCCTGCTGATTGCAAGAGGCTATTTAAGCTCGTATGGCTGGAGTTGACCTTGATACGATTACTACCAAGGGTCTTAATGAAGCCTTTAGAAGCAGCTTTCTCTACATTCTTCTTGAGTTGCCCGTAAGCAGGGACAGCTTCAATGAAGTTATCTTTTAGTCTTTTTCCTTCTTTGGCTCCTTTGCCAACGATGGAACCGACTTTGGCATCTCCCGCTCCGTAGAGGGTGGCGTAGAGCCATGTTTTTGCTTGGTCTCTTGTAGCAAGCCCCGTCGCCTTCTGATTAAAGCTATGGATGTCTGACTCAAGTATGATCTTCGCATAGTCACCTCCGTCGTATAAAGAAAGGAAATGGGCAAAGAGCCTTATCTCAATGCCTGACAGGTCACTACCAACCAACGAGTAACCCGCTGGTACAGTGAACAACTCACGGCACTGCTTGCCATACGGTAGCCGCACGGCTGGCACCTGAGACAGATTTGGCTGTATGTGTGTGCAGCGAAGCGTCCTAGTTGACGGTGATATGATCCTGTGACGCAGCTTGCCGTCACTATCAACCTTCTTCATCCACGCTTGTGGACCCTCTGCAAGTTGACCAATACGTTTCTGTATTAGGAACAATTCAGACAGTTTCTTGGCTTCTGGGTAGTCAAGTGTACCAAGGACAACATCATCGATGATAGCGTGGCCTTGTGGTGTGGTTTTGACAGGCTTCCACCCGTACTTCTTGGTCAGACAGAACTCAATATGCCGCCTCGAATTGTGGTTGAACGTGACAGTCTTTGTCTTGATAAAGGGCACACCCTCGACATAACCAAGCCTCTTATTACTGCGCTTTGGTATAAAGGTCTCATAGATCTCCCACGGCTCGAATAGGTCTTGTAGATCATGGTCTAACTCTTCTCGTTTAGTACATAGCTCTGCGTACAGCTTGCCAGCCTTTACCTCATCGAAGGTCCACCCTGCGTTGCCAATGTCATCAGCAATAGCTGAGATTTCATGTGCAAGATCGATAGCCTCTGGTGTCTGCTTGTCAGTTTTTAGGAAGTCGTAGAGTGCCATTGTCACTCGTACATCTTGCTCACAATAGTCCTGCATGTCCTGAGACCAATGTTCCCAGCCACCGTCATAGTCACCCTTCAAGAAGTTCTCTGACCCTGAGATACGACTGTTGAGTCTCATGCCCCACGCTTTGAGGCCGTGGGAGCCATAGAACTTCTTGGGCATGACATCGTTAGCCCAATTGTATCCAAAGTCCTCGTTCTTCAGATCTGCTCTGATCAAGCGAGATAATACAAGCGTGTCGGTGCGCTTACCTTTGAAGGGCCACGATGGATATAGCTTCTCAATCACCTTGAAGTCGTAGCCAAGACCGTTATGAGCGACTAACTCTTCAGCCTCACAAAGCATCTCCAGACCTTCTTTGATCTGGTCGGGGCCATAGCTCCACACGGGATGGCCTTTTTCGCCAACAGCAATGCAATGGATGACATCGGGGTCCAGCCCGTCAGTCTCTAAGTCAAAGAACAGCCGCCTCATCGGTTGTCTCCTGACCCTTTGATAAGGTCTAGCTGCATCCTACGATCTAGCTTGCGTAGGTTCATCTCAGCCACAGAAGAAAGGTCGAACTGGAACTGTGCTGCAAGGACAGCGAGATACCACAGGACATCACCAGCCTCTTTCATAACTTCAAGGCGTTTGTCATAGTCCATGTCAGCCAGTGGCTCACCTTGGTCGCGTAGGTGTTTCTTGAGCTTGTCACAGATTTCGCCGACCTCAGATGACAGGCCCAAAGCGACATACTCAATCTTGTTTTCTTCCACGATGAAGGTTGTTTCAGCTTGCCGCTGGTACTCATCAAGTGTCAGTGGGTTTGTCATTGGTTGCTCCTTGTTTTCTGAGAGATCGTTTTGCTTTGCGTTCCAAAGCTGCTAACCGCCTTCTTCTGGATCTTGTTCGCTTTGTCCTCAAAACGCCGCTTTTGGCAAACCACGAATCACAGATATTGTTCCCCCGTATTTCAACCATCGTCATTAGAACTCACTCCCTTCTGGGACCAATCGTCCCGTGTCTCTGTTGTATTGGATGTTTCCTGCCCAGCCTGTTTCACCGCTCCAGCGGTTCTTAAGGACTGACAGGATGCGGGTGTCGCTGTCTGGATCGTCTTTATCGACAGCCATAGACAGGCACATATCGGATAGCTGGGCGATTGAGGCTGACCCTCGAAGGCTCTGGAGCGTGGGCTTTTCACCCTGCTCAAACCCCTTGTCACCTGATGGTCGCCTCAGATGGCTTACGATAATCAAGCCAATGTTTAGCTCTTGAACAACCTCAGACCGCAGCCGTGTCATGGCTATGTCAATGAGCTTACGTTCATCGTTAGTGGCTAGGCCGCTCACCAGAATACTTATGTGGTCGAGGACTACCCACTCTACGCCAAGAGCTTTAACCATGAAGGTGATGCGCTGAATGATGGTGTCGATGTTGCAGCTACCAAAGTGGTCGTAGAGGTAAACCTGACGATCCTCTGGGAACAACTCATCGAAGGCTTCTTCAATCTCTTCCCTAGACGATTGATCCTTGTTGACGGTGATGTTCTTGTTGAGGTGGATGCCTACTAGCCCTTGCAGGGTGCGCTTGTTGGTCTCCTCCAAACACAACAGGCCCAGCTTTTGACCGTCTTGATGCAGACTGTAGGCAATCTCTCTAACCAGAGTGGTTTTACCCATCCCAGAACCCGCTGTGATGGTCACAAGTTCCCCGCGCCGCAAACCGCCAGTTATGGCGTTAAGCTGGTCGTAAGGGTACTTAATGGACGAAGCAGCATCATCCTGACCTATCACTGTTCTGAGATCGGCAGCGGCGACTATGCTGTCAGGGCGATACTCTTTCGCCTCGAAGATAGCACTCACCACGGCTGCTGTTTTGCCAGCCACTAGGCACTCATTGATATCCTTCATAGGAAGGGTGGCTATGTATGCTTTGCCCACAGGAAGGATTTGAGCGGCTTCGAGACTAGCCTTCTTTCCTGCGTCGTCTTGGTCAAAGCAAAGCACCACCTTGTCCCAACCAGACACGAAGTCGTAGTTGTCTTTGATGGCACGAACCGCGCTTTGACAGCCGTTAGGGAGACCGACTGTGCCAGCGTGGTATTTGCCAAGACAAGCTGCTGCTGAGAGCGTATCAATCTCACCCTCGCAGATGACAAGTAGCTTGCCCTTGGCCCATAGGTGAGATCCAAACAATGTCGCTTTCTTGGAATCACCTAATACTGAAAAGTCTTTGTTCTTAGTCCTTACTTTCTGTGCGACCACTAGACCATTCTTGTCGCGGTAGTTTGCAACTTGGACAGGCTCACCGCTCTTCTTTGCGATGAAGTAATCGAAGCGTCTGCACAGATCCTCACTCAGCTTGCGGCTGGCTAAGGCTGTAAAGCGACCAGCAAGGAGACCACTAGGCACGTCGGAGGAAGTAACGATAGCCTTTTCTGTGGTCTCCCCACTGGTCTGCACCGTAGTTCCGCAAGAAAAACAATGTGTATGTCCATCGTCATACAGAGAGTTTGCATCAGAACTGCCACACTCTTCGCACGGCATGTGCTTTACAAACTCGCTCTCACTCTTCTGTACTTCAGTGTCCATACGCTTGCTCCCTTGGTGAACTACTCCTGCAACCACGCATCAGGGATCGTTTTGTTTGCATACCTAAAACCATGCTTCTCACACCAATCGGCATAAGAAGTCTTAGAGCCTTTGTAGAGCTTCTGGTTTTGGTTGCTGAATACGAACCTGATGTCGATGTCAGGACATTGTGCTTTGATCAAAAGGTGTTTCTGCCTGTCACCAGCTATGAAACGCCCCTTGCTTTCGACATAAAAAAACCGCCCAGAGGCGGTGATGATCTTGAAGTCAGGTGTGTACTTGGATAATCGCGGAGGCCACTCATAACTGAGCTTCTCTTGCTCATAAAGGACATCACGACCAGCAGCCTTTAACTGCTCTGCTATCTTTATTTCCAAGCCACTCCTGTAACCTCGTTGAAACGGTGTTCGTTTCCTAGAAGTCGGAATCAGACTCGTCCGTTTCTTGTTTCGTATCTTTCGGTGCCACGAAACCACCCTCAACGGCCCCAAAGTCGTCACCATCATTACCATTGCCCTCCGACAGCTTAATGATTTGGACTGCACCTAAATTGAGGGACACACCACAGTTTGCGCCTTTGTCGTAGGCGGTCATCGTCCCAGCGACACGCAGCGTTGAGCCACCCCAGACTTGCGGTATTTCACCGACCATCATTTGTGCGCTGCTGTCCTTAAACTTGGGCGCAAACTGGCTTTTAGTTATGAAGAGGATCTGACCTGTGTCACCGTCAGTTTCATAAGGCAAACGAGCTTTAGATACCTTCTTACCTAGATTGTCCTGTGCAAACTCATTGATCTGATCAACCAAGTCTTTTGCTTTGTCAGCGTCTACAAGTAATCTGGTCTTGAACTCACCTTCATCACGAAACTTTTTGTCGGCCTTGTTCAACCAAGGGTAAACAGCGGTGCCTTGAGGGGTTGTGTATTTCATTCTTGTTGCAGCCATTTTGGTTTCTCCTTTTTGTCTGCGTTTGTGTCTACTGGCTTAGGTTGACCCATGTGCGTCATGCTGATGCCTAGTGCATCAGCTTTGGCTAATAGGTCTACTGGAACTGGTTGGCCTCTTAGTTGGCAAAGCCTCGCCTGTTCCAGCACTCTCTCACGAGGGTGCATGGTGTTTCTCCTGCCTATTCTTTTTGTTTTTGTTAGGGGCTAGAAGTGCCAAGAGACCAAAGCCCCCGCTTGAGGCAGGGTCCATGGCCTCTTGGTCTTTACATCTCTAGCCGTTGCTTATGCAGCAACTGCACTAAAGATGGTCATAGGAAACAGTATTCACTGTCCCTAATCTTCTTCATGTCCAGAGTACCTTTGGCGGGTATGTCTGGTAGATTAGCTTTTTCTGGTTTCTCTAACTGCTCGACAACACTCTGTTTTAGCTTCTCGTAAAGACAACCATTGTCATATTGATCAATGAAAGCCTCGCGGATTGCGTAGTAAAGATCACCTGTCCTCGCTGGCGTTGTTGCAAAGCTGTCGTGGATCAAAAAGAAGTCTTTGATGCCATAGTTATCCAGACATTTGAGAACTGTCGCATGTAGGTGGTTTGAGTCCAGAGAGTGTGTGTGGTTGGCAGCACACGATGCTTCAGCCTTCCTACGGTCCACCAAACGACCATCGGGGTTCTTCAGTGTTACCTGTGTTCTCTTGAGAGACTTGAACTCCCTGTCGTACAAGAACACCTTGATAGGTTTGCTAAGGAGCTTGGTGTATCTGTTGACCACAGGAAACCCAAGCGGTGTAACCCACGACATCAGCTTGTCCTCTTTACTACACGCCTGACAAAGAGCTTGGATAAAAGCCATGCCTTCATTCGCACCCTTGACCACGGTGTTCACTGCTGTCCAGCTTTTACGAGATAAGTAGTCAGCAGCTAGTCTGCCTTCATCTGGCCCACGGCTCTCCCCTGTCTTCTTGTTGAAAGCCTCGACCTCGAAGGGATTGACTGTATGTCCTTGCCACGGCTTGCCCTCATCGATTAGATCGTTGATTGGCTCCATGAAGTCATCGATAATCTGCTGCTTAAAGCCATATAGGTTAGAGCCATAGTTCTTGGTCATCACATTACGCTTTAAAGTTTTCCGACCAACTCTGAACTCCTGCCAAGCCTTGATCACAGGTTTAAGGTTGCGCCCATGCACCGTGTAGTTGGTGTCGTTGTCGATAGCCTCGCGCACCACTGCCGCCACAGTCTCATAGAGATCCGCTGGCTTGTCGCTTGGCACCAGATTCACATACGAACCCTCGACCTCGTTGAGTGCCAATGCGCTGAAGTGCTGAAGTCCACTATTGCTACCATCAAGCCCACAAGGGAACCCAGACTCGTAGTTTAGAGGGTCAGCCAAGTAGTTGGTTAGCTCAATGCAAGCAGCGAGAAAACCAAAGGGCTTGTCGGCGTCACTCCAGTACAGCTTTGTGTCGTCTGTGCCCTCAAAAGACAGCTTGAAATCCTGAGCAACCTCGACAATCTTCCTAAGATTCGCCTCTGTCCACTCAAGCCTCGCTTGTAACGACTGCTTACTAATCTTTCCGAAGTCACCAAGGTCAGCGACCTTCAAAGCAATCCACAAGGCACCCTGCTCTCCAACTAACTCTTTGTTTGCCAGAACCATCATGTGCTTAATGTGATCTGAGCGGCAGTGGTTAAAAGTGCTGACAGGATACACACGGCCTCGAAAGTCCCAGCTTGCTCCAACATAGAACGGAATATCGACAAGCTCACTCGCCACTCTCAAGTCTTGGTTCATCTGAGCGATGCCACCTTTGATCGATTTGTTACGCTTGACACGCCGTCGAGCTTTTAGTCTCCAGCGTTTCTTTGCCTTCTCAGGTAACTGATCGTAGTTTGCTGGGAACTCCAGAGCATCTAGTTCTTTTGAGTGTGGGAACTTACCAGCGACAAAGTTGTTATCCCAACACCACGCTACTGCTTCGAGGATAGGTGTGTTGATGGCAAAAGGAGTAGCTTGTATGGCGTTTAGTGCCCTCATCATGGGGTCCATTGAGCCGTCTTTAATGCCATTATATAGCATTTCCTGCTGCTGAGGGTTTGCTCCACGCACCAAAGGCACCAAGCCACCCAGTGCAGCATCAAGATACACACCAGCAGTCCGTCGCGCTGGGTCTAGGTTTGTCAGGTCTTTGTAAGTCTGCCAAGGAACAGGGGGCACTGTCATTGGGCCAAACATAGGCTCCATCCAAGAACTTGCCTCGTTCATCGCGTTTAACTCACTCGCGGCTTCCGACATCAAGCCAATTCTGTAGATCGTTTTGTGCTTTGTTTTGCCGTTGTGCGTCGTGCGCTCGACATCCTCATAGACCTCGAACAGCTTTGTGGCAGTCATTACAGCGTTGAACAGTAAGCTACCAACTTTCGTACACTCAGCGTCGCTACTACCAGACGACCAAGAAGTAGGGATATCCCACTCACGCTCTGTTGCCACTTTGCTGACAATGGCCTTCATAGCTGTCCGACGATACCTGTAGCTTGTGTGGTCTTTCATTACTTTAGAAAGTATGCGTCGCTCGACCTCCTTGTCTTGGTCTCTGAGCCACAAAGCCCATTGTTCCATCTCAGCGGCTCGACCAAGTTTAGTAATAGTGGGAGTCCTTTTAGCTGAAGCTCCAGCCGCATCGAACATGATCGACAAAGCAAGGACAGCTAGAGTCTGTGTGTCGATGCCTTCAACTTTGTCGAGCCAAGAGAACTGTCGCCCTTTTGTTGGCTCATGTTGATCTTTGATAATGCTATCTAAGTAATCGACAACAGCTACTTGCTCATTACTGATTACATTCTGTGTATTCTTTTGGTTGCTGCTCGTCTTTGAGTTTTTAAGACGTTCCATGAACCGCTCATGACCAAGCCGTCGCATGTCAGCTTCGCGTCTTAGCTCCTCTTGATGATCAGGAGATAAAGAGAACTTGATCTGTGACAGTTTGTTAAAAGGATTGCTGCCACTCATGATGGTGTTGTCGGGTGATTTTAAATGATCCATAACACTCCCCATTTCATTGTGATTTCCGCCGCCGCTATTCGCTTAGGGTGGACACAAATGTAAGTCATTGTAATTGCTGCTGTTTTGGAACAGCGCAAAACGACCACTTTCTAGGCTAAAAACAGCTTAAAAGTGGTTAGACTTAAAGTGTTGTTGGGGGTGCTGAACTCTTGAATGTAAAACCGAAGTTTGTGTAAAAACAGGCTTCGTGGAAAGCCCTCCGACGCCAACTATTGCGTCTTCTTAATTTATTTAATTGGTCACTTGTAGCTTTTTTAAGAGGCTTATGCTTTATCGGCGGTCCCATTGCCCAATCGTCGTGATTATTGATATGTGAACCGGAGGGTGGGCCGCTTGGTGGGCTTATTAAACATGCAATCCGTCTGATCAACGAAGCAGGATTTGATGAAGTTGGTGGGGCACACATCGGGTTTATATTGTGAAATGTAAGTTTACATCTGATGGCATTTGCTTGGTGATTGTCGTTTTTAATATGTAGTTGAAACATTCTACTTTGCTCCTCAAGTTTGGTCGGTGGCTGACCCTCCAGCCCACCTGACGATGAAGTCATTTACGATACCTATGACGCTAACTAGCTTTGCGCTCGTCTGCAAGCGTCTGCATCTTCGTCGCTGCGTCTTTAGCTGTGTCTGTCTCCAGCTTGACGTATTTCGATGTCGTTTCCATGCGCTTGTGTCCCATGATATTCTTGATAACTAAGCTGCCAAGATTCAGTCGGTTAGCGAAATGCGTCGCCGCCGTATGTCGTGTGACATGGAACACAAAATGCTTATCATTTGGAGCAATCTTGCGTCGCATACTCGACCAAGTGCGATAGAACTCAGAGTTGCAGTAAAAGTGTCGTTTCCTACCACCACGTTCTGCTAATCCCTCGTTAATCGCCCTCAGAGCGTCGTAGGCGGCCTTTGAGTCTTTTGTGAGGTGGAAGTACCTCTCACAGCCGTTCTTGCTGTCAGGGAGCCACAAGACAGGATCACCGTCGTCGTCGTAATAAAACTCAGCATCCACGCCGATTCGAATAATCTCGCCCAGCCTCGCGCCAGTGTGCAGCGCAAAGGTAAACATATGCTCCATCCATGCGTTTCGGGAGTACCGTAGAAACGTCGTGATCTTCTGTATTTCCTCGTCACTAAAGTACCTTGGTCTGCCGTGTTGTTCCTCATAAAGATCGACAGAACACTTGTGGCTCACGATACCGTTTTCGAGTGCGTTGTTCATCACAGCAGTGACAGCTACACCGTAGCGGTTGGCCGTAGACTCTGAGAGCTTCAAGTTACTAACGACATGATCCATGTATATATGTATGTCGTTTGTTCTTACGTCGTTGATCAGCCTGTCGCCAACGCCTCGAAACTCTCCGAACCTTAAAATGCGTCCTCGAACATCTTTCTTGTGTTTGTCGCCGCTCTTGCGAAAGATTATGTCGTGGTGAGACTCAGCATATTGAGTGAATGTATATTGGTTGGTCATTGTGGTGTCTCCCATAGTTCATGCTGCTGATGAAGCTGCATTATCAAGTCCAAAAGCTGCGTCAAACAACTACACCTGTCGTTTTGTAAGTGCTTCAAGGTTTCTTCAAGAAACCCAATTAGCTTCTGACATTGCTCATTGTTAATCAGATCGTCGTTGTAGTTTTGCTTTAGCTCTTCGATGGCCTCTAATTTTAGCGTTATGGCCTTTTGAAAACCCTCGCTTAAATGCTTGTGCAAAGTGACGACATCCTCTGGGTGGAACTGGTTGTTCAAAAGAATGTCGCGGTAAGCGCACCAGTAAGGGTTCTGATTAACCTTTGCCACTCGCCCTTTATTATCACGCACGACCCTTGGTTCTAGGTTCCAACAGTCGATGGTTTCTCGTAACAGTCGCTTGATGTAGTAACCGCTTACTAACAACCTATCTGTGTCGCTATCGTCATAGTCCACTAAGCTGATGAGCGGCCTCGCGTAGCTTACTTTAAATTGCAGTGTGTCGGGTTTTTGCTCTATGCAGTCCATCACAGATCTCCTCAGTGACTAATGTTCACGGCAATCTCGCCGTATTGGTTTTTGTAAAAGCCTTCGATGTAGCGGCCCCAGTAGCCCGTCGCGTCGCGCATGTCGGTAATGGTGCCCATCAGGTGTCGCGGGTCTGCAAAGAAACCAGCCCCATCGACATCGAAGTACCCTCGCGCTTTGATACCGTCGCGCTCGTACACAAGCTCGTAGGTGCCTTTGCGGAGTCGGTTGCGGTCGCCTCTAATCAAGGCTCGAAAGTCCAGCTTCCAAACATCAGGCTCTCTAGCGCGGTAGGCTCCGTCGAGTGGCCTGACGCTTCGATATATCGACCACTCCACCGTCGCGTGTTCTGCCGCCACTTTTGCAAATGCGTTCATGACAGCACCTCAGAACTTGGGTGAGCGTCGCGCTCGTCATCTGATATGAACTCGTCCCACGGAGTCACCGAATACGGCAAGTCGTGATGGATCGCATACCCAACCAATTGATATGTTTTTAGCTCGTCTAGCTTGTCGTCAATCAGAACTGATGGATCGATATGCAGCAGCAGCTTTTCACCGTCGTTGTCCATATCCAGCAACCTAACTGAATAGTCACTGCCTTCTCCCCATGCCATGTCGCCATCTTCTGTCGTAGCGGTGCAGGGTCCGACCATCGCGGAGATATAGCTTATGTGCCATGCTTTGTTGCTCATTGCTCTGCCTCCTGCTCATCAGCGCCATAAAGCATTGTCTCGAAGCGTTTTGCAGCAGTGTCGCGCTCTGCTTCTTCAGCTTTTAATTGCTCCTTACGGTACTCGACCCAACAGTCGGCAAGCCTCGCCATGCGGCGAAGCTCTCCCTTTGCCATCTGTCGTGACTCGTAGGTTTCGCCCTCATGAACTAATGCGATCAGGGGTCTCACGAGACCCTCCCAAGTCGGTGTCGCGTCAAGGCGTCTAGTGCCTTCTTTGATAACTGTGTATTCCATTAGCTTGGTTTCCTTTCTGATGTCGGTAATGCGTCCCAATCGGCGCGACTAATGCGCCAGCGGTCATGTTGGATCGGTGTGCAGAGATGGACCCACTTGTAGCCCACGACAGCCCACACATAGCGGGTGCCGCACACAGGCCATCTCAGGTTGTAAAAGTCAGCTTGAAACAGTCGCGCCGATGACCAGCGCGACCAAGGGGGTCTAGGGGTACTCATGATGTCACCTCGAAGCTGAGAGCCTCACACTGTGCGCGGTCTATGGTGATAGTTAGGACATCACCGCGTGGTGATCTTATGCCTAGCTCATGAACGAAGTGACCGTTGCGCTGCATTTCAAGATCGAAATCAGCTTGGCCGGTGATCTCGTTTGCAACCGCGTCAGGACACCAACGCCCCACATTATCGAGTCCGTGTGCGTCAGCAATCGTGGTCAGGTCTTGACCTATCTGAGTGACACCCCTCTGTGTGATAAAGTAGCTGTTCATGACGCACCAGCCAGCCGGACCATCAAGCCCCAATAGGTGTATTCTGGCCCCCAGATGTTGAGCCACGGGATCGTGGCTGCAACTAAGATTAAGGTTCCAATGATGTTTGTGATAAGGTTGCTCATGACTGCCCCCTCACCCGTGCGCTATATGCAAATGGAACTTGCGCTTGCCTGAGACAGCCTTGGCAATGCCAAGCGCAGCAGAGCGCATACGGGTGTCTCCCATGCCCGCCCAATGCTCCGACATAGTGATTCCAGCGTTGCAGATAGCATCGTGCATCGCGGCAGACTCTTTGCAATAGCCATAGCCACCAGCCTTGCCATAGCCAGAGCCATGGACTGCGGTGCCACTAATCCACGCAATGCAATGAATCACACTGCCGCTACAGTAGAACCTAAAGCGGCAAGGCGTAGCCCCTGCCGCGTGGATAGTTGAAAGCTCTTTATAGAAGTGATTGGTGACGCGATCACGCTTGGAGCCGATCTCGCCGTCAGCCAGCTTTGAGATATTTATATTCATGACGCACCCCCTTCGACCAGAGCCTTGGCGGTGCCGCTGTTGGTGTAGTCGCTAATGGTTTCGTCAGGTGCATTACCGTGGATCAGGTAAACCCATGACCCGTCAGCAAACCGCAAGTTGGCAGAGTCACAGGCTTGCGCCTCGCTCCATAGGTGATCGAGTGTCGAGTCCAGAGAATGTGCTGGTTCGTAACCCGTATCAGGATCACGCGCATCATATGCGTCATCAGTTTCGTAGAAAACGTGGAAACTAAGGTTCTGAGCCTTAGCAGCTTTGATAAGTTGATAACCTGTGTTCATCGTTTTGTCTCCCTTGCGACAGTGTGTCGCTAGAGACCAATTCGATGATTAAGCGGGGTATCTCGAACCCCCAACCTGCTGATTAGAAGTCAGCTGTCATCTCAGGTCTCTAGCCAATGTTGCGACAGTGAATCACGCGATTCCATATGTCAACAATAAATGTGCATTTGACGACACAAATACGCATCAGCAACTCAAGTGCCCAGAGAGGTACATATATATAAGTGTCGAAGGTGTGACCTTTGGCTGTGTTCATAATGGGTGCTTACGCACTGCCAGAAGCACTAACCAAAGGCCACGAAAGCACCCTAAACAGCAATAAGCATTTGTGTCCACCCTTAACGAACATTGGTTCAACGTGTGGTGGGAACATGAGATGCAATTGATAAGACTTAGACACAGTAATAGGTGGCAAAGTGGTAGCTGTTACAGCTAATCTTTGTCGAACTTAGAACCAAGACAACCCAAGTCACTTAGGTTCATAAGTCCCGATTTCTTACAAAGACAAAAACAGCCCACCTCAGACAATATTCAGAACTGAACCGCCTAATGTCTAATGTCTATGGCTTGTCGGTTCTTTTGAGTAGCTGATGCAACATCAGCAGCACATAAGAATCTAAGTATTACAACGGTTTACACAGGATCACGCTGCGTTTCGGGACTCCTGCGCTGCTTTTGGACCCCCGATACCCTCGCGCTGATCTCAATTCCAAAAAGCCGCTAAAGGTTGCTGTTGTTGTTGTTGTTCCAACCTTCTTCATTGGAGGACCATCCCAGAGAAAACAAAGGAAACTAAGTATGGCATTAGAAACTGGCACATATATAGATAGCCTCAATGCTTCAAACCCTGCTGCCACTGATGGTCTAGCCCAAGCCGACGACCACCTACGTCTTCTCAAGTCCACCATTAAAGCTACGCTGCCTAATGTAACTGGCGCGGTAACTGCAACACAGGCTGAACTTAACCTCCTAGATGGCGTCACAGCTACCACAGCAGAGATAAACTATGTGGACGGGGTGACATCTAACGTACAAACACAGCTTAATGCTAAACAGGCCACTATCTCAGGCGGTGCATCTACTATCGCATCCAGTGACCTCACAGCATCCCGTGCGCTTATGTCTGACAGCAGTGGCAAGGTGGCTGTATCAGCAGTGACTAGCACCGAACTAGGTTATCTGGATGGCGTGACAAGCAATGTACAAACCCAAATCAATAACGTAGTTGGCTACCCTCAAGTCATCACAATAGTGACAAGCGGCAACTACAGCATCCCCTCAAATGCCCAAGCCATCATGATCCGCGCATCAGGCGGTGGTGGCGGTGGTACACACGTTTTTGGGTCTGGTGGCGGTCTAGGCGTAACAAACGGCACAGATGGTGGCAGCACCACAGTTACCAACTCCACACTTTCCATAGCCATAACTGCCACGGGTGGTCGTGCGGGCCGCTATGATACCAATATGTCTACCTTTGACGTAATCACAGGCTCCACAGGCGGTGATGTTCTTGTGGGTGCTGGTTCTGCTGGTGGTCGTTCAACTAAAGGTGACGGCGGCAACTACACTTACGATGGACCAGCCTCAACCTCAACCTACGGAAACGTGGTTCACAAATACGTCACAGGCAACAACGTGGGCGGCGAGACGCTAACCATTTCCTATGGCGCAGCTGGTGCAGCTGGAAGTTCATCTGCAACAGCGGGTCATGCTGGCTATGTAGAGATATGGGTCTGGTAGTATGTCGATCATACCTGTCAGGGAGCTAGGCTCCGAAGGTGTGGTGAGCGATAAGTCTCCTTACAACATCCCCCTCAACGCCTTCTCACATGCCATGAACGTAAGGTTCGATGAAGGCAAAGTAACCCGCGCACCAATCTTTAGAACAGTTAAAGCATCATTAGGATTCACGCCGCGCCATGTCTACGGTATCACCCCTGCCAACGGCTACGACACAGTAATCATGGTCTCAGACACTTTCGCAATTCATGAATACTCAGCAGGAGCTGTAAACAACAGATCTGGTTCCATCTCAGCCTCTTCAGACCCCCGCCCCTTCACAGGAACCTCACTAGCTGATGTCACCTACATCAACCGTGAAGACCGTGTGCCTGTCTACAGACTGCCAAGTGGCACCAACTTTGTTGACCTTGGTAACTGGCCCTCTAACTTCAGAGCGGGTGCGCTTCGTTCATACGGTGATTTCTTGATTGCCTTAAACATAACAGAAGGCACAACAGCTTTTCCCAACCGTGTGAGGTTCTCGAACCTAGTAACAGCTAACGCAATCCCCGATAGCTGGGATGAAACGGATACAACTAGAAGTGCGGGCTTCAACGATCTAGTGCAGATGCAAACTGAGATTATCGATGGTGGCACACTAGGCTCTAACTTTATCATCTACTCCAGTGACCAAGTGTGGCAGATGGAGTTTGTCGGCGGCACGTTTATCTTTAACTTCCGTAAGCTGTTCACTGACAGTGGCATCATCAACCAGAACTGTTCTGTCGAGATCGAAGGCAAGCACTTTGTCTTTGGCCCCCAAGATATCTATGCCCACGACGGCACTACCAAGCAGTCCATCTGCGATGAGCGTGTGAAGAACTTTATCTTCAAAGGTTTAAACGTACAGAACTCCGACAGGTGCTTTGTGCAGCATAACGAGGCATTAAACGAAATCTACTTCTGTTATCAGTCAGGTGATGAGCATGTCTCTTTTACAAACGCTACGCGGTGCAATAGAGCAGCGGTTTACAACTATAGAAACAACACATGGTCATTTATGGATTTGCCTAATGTATCATCTGGTACATCAGCGAATGTCAATTCTGTAAACACATACGCTAATGCTACCTCCCTCACCTATGCTCTTGTTGGTGGCTCATACTATGACCAAGAAGATAACTTTGATGTCCATGCTATCATGGTGGGCGAAGACAACTCAGCAGATGGTCTGACAAGCGACAAACTGTATGGCGTTGATCTGGCTGATGAGGGCAAGCTGACATTCCAGCTTGATACAGAGGCCACCAAACCTCCAGTGCTTGAGCGCATTGGTTTGGACCTAGATGAAGCTGGCACTGCCGTTTCAAGTTACATGGTGGTTACTAGGATCTATCCACAAGCTGATACAGTAAACACAGCAGACACTACACTCACGTTTCAGTTTGGTGCATCTGACATACCCAGAGCTACACCAACCTACGCATCCGCTGTCACCTTTGATATGGCTTCTGAACATAAGATAGATAGTCGGGCTGCTGGTCGGTATCTTAGTTACAAGATGACTGTAACCGACAACAAAGACTTTGAGTTTAGTGGCTTTGATTTGGATGTGACACCGACAGGAGCTAGATGATGGCTGTCTCAGATAATACCAATGTTGTAGTCAACAAGTATGTCAGGCAGCAGTATCCAGTTATTGAGGCTGGTGTTCGTAGGTATATGCAGGATGAGCTACAGCGTATTGAGACTGCAATCAGGACACTAGCTGAAGCTGCAATCCAAGTAGCTGATGCTCCACCCGACAACCCAATCAAAGGCATGGTCAGATACGCAGTCAGTCCTTGGAACCCATTAGGCAACGGCTTTAGTGGCCTTGTCGTTTACAACGGTACGGCATGGGCAGCGGTATAAAGGTTCCTGTCTTTGTGCGTCCTGAAGAGCATACGATCTACTACGAATACCTAGATCTTCCTGATGGTGACAGGCTTACGTTTGTTCACTGTGATGTTGTTTGTCGATGGACAAGACAAGCAAAGAAACGGCTGTCCTCTGACTTTAACAGTCTGCTGGCTCTACGGACCCAACCTGTCTACTGCCTAAGACACACTGAAATACAAGAGAAGTTCATAAGAATGTTTGGTTTTACCTACGCTTTTACAGCAACTGACGGTGAGGCTGATATATACAAATTGGAGATATGAAATGGGTAATCCAGTAGCACACATCGGAAGTGCAGTGGTGGGCGGCTACTTTGCAAACAAAGCCGCAAAGCAACAACGCAGAGCCACTGACTACGCAACTGAGATGAACAACCGTGGTTACACTGATGCCAGACCCTACATCCAAGATATGTATAAAGGCGGCACAGACGCTCTTAATAGTGCTTTAGACGCTGGTTACTATGGTGGCCCTACATACGCTGGCATGAATGACATGCAAAACAATGCCATGAACAATATGTATGGCTTTGGCACTGATCGCATGAACGCCGCCAATAACATGATGAACACCACAGGTGGCTTTGCTCAGAATTACGCAGACTTATACAACCAAGCTGGTGAGGATCGTATGGCTACCGCTAGGCAGTATGCCCTAGACAACTCCCAGCCCCTAGTTGACCGTGCGCTCAGAGACAGCACAAGAAACCTCCAAGAGAACACACTGACAAGCATTGGAATGGGTGCATCAGGAACAGGCAACACCAACTCATCACGGGCGGGTGTAGCCCAAGCTATCGCTGGTCGTGACTATATGGACAGAGCGGCTGATGTAACAGCGGGTATCAATGATGATCTCATGAACAGATCACTGACTGAGCAAAACAATGCGTTCCGTAATCAGATGGCAGCTAATCAGGCTATGGGTGGTGCTTACTCTACAGCCTTTGGTCAGGGCATGGATGCAATGAAGATGCAGGGTGCTGCTGGTGACGTTCAACAGAAAGACCAACAAAACCAGTACAACGCAGCCAAAGGTCAGTTTGAGGGAGACCGCGACTTTGCGATGAATCAGTACAACAAGTACAACGCTGGTATCCTTGGTCGCGCACCTCAGACAAGCAACCAATCCCCTAACCTAGTCAACCCAATGATGGCTGGTATCGGTGGTGCTATGGCTGGCTTTGGATTTGGTCAGCAATACTTGTCTCCAATGTTCAATCAGCAGACACAAGCTGCTTATTCAATGCAAGATAATAGACCGAATATGCAGATGATTTCTGCTCCTGCTTATCAGGGCATGGGGTATAGAGGTGGTCGTTAAAAGTGCGTAATCTTGGCATCCTCAATGATCCAAACATACAGCAACCATTCCTTCTTGACGCTATCAGACACGCAGAGACAGGACACCTAAGCCCCGCCAAGGCTGCTGTGGCTACAAGTAAAAAAGGTGCCAGAGGCGCATACCAGTTTATGCCCAAGAACCTACACAGCATGGGCTACAAGATGCCCGACAATATTCCCCTATCTGATGTCCTAGATCCAACAAAAGCCCGTAGTCTCGCTGGTCGCTATGTAGCTGGTTACTCGAACTATCACGGTTTCAAAACGCCCTTACAGAAACTAGCTGCCTACAACATGGGTCCACAGGCCACTGAGAACTGGTTAGCCAGAGGCGGTAAATTCAATGATCTGCCAGACGAAACACAACAATATGTGACCCGCGCAGCTAAGTTTATGGAGAATAAGATGGCTCTACCTAAAAACAGTATTGCAGTAGGTCTGGATACTTCTGTAGCCGCTAGACGAGCAGAGCTTACAGAGCAGCTTAGGGCAGCACGGGTTCCTGAGTCAGCTATCCCACAAATGGTAGCAGAGATGCTGGCTGCTGAGACAGTACCACAACCCGCTTTATCTGAACTACCCACCACAGGCGCACTGGCAGAAGCAGCGGGTACTACTCTTGGCGCAGGAGATAACGACGCTATTTTAAAGATAGGTCTGGATAACGCAGCGAGGCAGCAGGGCGGTGCGGCTACTGTCCTAAGAGCAGAAGATAACTTAAATGTTACTAATCCAGAAGGCGATGTCTTCGATGAAGGTCAGCGTTCAATGGAAACCATTGATGTAGACGATCCCGCTGTCAGACGCCGCATTGGTTTGGGACAACCACCCCAGCCTGTCGGTAATCTTCCACCCCAGATGATGAATGCACCAAACGTAGGTTTGGGTAATATGATGCAGCCAGACGGAGTATTAGCTGACGCAGACTTGGCGTATGAACGTGCCCAAACTAATGCACCAAACGTAGGTTTGGGTAATATGATGCAACCCAACGCAGCACTAAGTGATGCTGACCTCCGTTATGAACCCACTGGTCAATATAATGCTCCTAACATTGGAATGCCTAAAATAAGAAGTAATGCAGCATTAGCTGACGCTGATCTAGCTTTCGAGCAAGGTCTTCTGTCTTCTGGGGCAAACACTCAATACCCAATAGATCATTCATCCGCTATCTTGAACCCAGACCCTCCTGCCCCAATAACAGGCGCACTCAGCACTGAAAACCAATCAATACTGAGAAACGCACAAGCAGCATCAGCAGCTAAGGCATCTGAGGGACGTAGAAACGCCACTGGCCTCACAACCCTGCCAACAGCCAGCATCGATGGTAGTGATTTGATCCGCATTGGATCAGCTATGGTAGGTGGATCAGCTACGGGCGGCTTAAACGCCATCGATAGGGCTGGTCAAGAGTATGGCGCAATCATGGATGCAAAAGGTTCTGCTGCTCTTGAGAAATACAAAGCCGACATGGACGCTGCTCAAAAGAAGCAAGTCAAAGACAACAACGCAGCCAGAGTATCTAGCCGCATTGTGACATCAACAATTGATGACATCATGCCTATCATCAATGACGACATTGACGGTCTGTTCAACAAAGTCACAGGTATGGGCGGTAACACCACAGGCTTCTTTGGCAAGATCATGTCTGGTATAGGCGGTACAGAGGCCAATGACCTCAGAACCATGCTCGATACAGTCAGAGCCAACGTGGGCTTCGATAAACTACAGTCAATGCGTGAGGCATCACCGACAGGAGGTGCGCTGGGTAACGTGTCGAACCAAGAGAACCTGTTGCTCCAGAGTGTTCTGAGTAACGTCGAGCAATCACAGTCTCCAGAGCAGCTTAAACGCAACTTGCTTAGGTTGCGCGAGTCTTACCTAGACATCGTACACGGGATTGGTAATAGGCCATACGGAACACCCAAGTTCAATGGTTCTTCGGGGGGATCTCAAACGATCAACGGCGTTCAAGTGACTAAAGTAACTCCTTAAATACAGAGGTAATAAATGGCTCAGTACCAAGTAGGTTCATCGCGCTACGAGATACCAGATGACATCTCTGAGCAGCAACTGAACCAGATCCTTACTGAGCTTGCTGCTCAAGAACAGCCACAACAACAGCAAGAGCCAGATGGTGCGCTTGCCTACTCAGTAGACCGTGCCCAGCAGCTATTAGGTAAAGGTATTGAGGTAGCTGGTGATCTTGTCGGATCAGAAACGGTGAAAGACTATGGTTCTTCTGTCGTTGCCCAACAAGAAAAGGACATCGCTGCTGGCGGTTATAAACCAACTTATACGGGTTCTCTGCGTGACACTTACAAAAGTGGTGGCATTGCTGATGCGATTGGTTGGATTGCTGAGAAGTCAATGGAGAACGCTGCTTCTGGTGGTGCTGCCTTGGCTGGTACTGGTCTTGCTGCACTAACTGCCCCCTTCTCTGCAACCGCTGCCTTCCTGATCGGTGGTGGTACGCTGGCTGGATCAGCCGTTATGGGTGCTGGTGAGTCTGCCTTCGAGCAAGAAGACAAGACAGGTGACTACAATAGTAAGGTTGCGGCTGGCACAGGTGCTATCATCGGTCTCCTAGATAAGTTTGGTGCTGGCAAAGTTATCCCAAAGTCGGATCTTGCCAGCCTCAGTGGTCAGGAGCTTGTCGAAAGGCTGATTAAAGCTGGTCATCCAGACGCTGCTATCAACATAGGCAAACGTATTCTACGAGCAACAGGCTTCGAGGCTGGTACTGAGGCTGTTCAAGAGGGTGCAGTGGTCGCTAGTGCGGTCTCTCAGGGCGGCACATACACTCCAGATGAGCTTATTGACCGCTCATTAGAAGCTGCTGCTATTGGCGGCACGATGGGTGGCACCACAACCGCTGCTATCGAAGGCACAAGAGCCGCTGGTAGGGCTGTGGGCATTGCTCCAGAAGATGTCACGCCAGAAACATTGTCTGCAAGAGAAGGTTTAGCTACCAGAGTCGAGCGTATTGCCTCTGAAAACAACATGAACCTCAAGAATGTAGGCAAAATGGGCAGCAGAGGCGCAGTAGACGCCGTTGATAACGCCCATACAGAGATTGTCAGCGAAATTGCGGTTGCATTAGACGGTCTAAACCAGACCGACAGCACAACACTGAACAAACGTAAAGGCGATAGTCAAGAATTAGCCGAAAAGAAGGCTAAAGCACTGCTTGGCGTCAAGAACGCGAGAAACAAGGTCAAAGGCATCACAACCATTGACCAAATACAGGCTGTAGAAGAGCTAGTGGGTGGCACATTAGAAGGCCAGCAACTCATCAACCTTATGCGCGAGAGTAACGAACTCACAGCCCTTCACAAGTCTGGATATGTAGGCGGTTTGTCTCAATATACAGACCTTTTCTCACCCATCGGTGGTCGCTCTGGTTACGACACAGGAATGATTGCCACAGAACGCCTTTTACGGCCTCTTGTGACAGGCGGTGCGGCCTTTCAGACAGGTGGAGCATCACTTGCCCTCCAAGGTGGTCTAGCGGCGTCAGGAAGGCTTGTAGACGCTGTTACAGGACGCCGGAGTAGCGTTGCTAAGTTCGTTAAAAAGAACAGAGGCAAGGCTGGTCAGGTAGCTTCTGGAGCCTCAGCCAGAGCTAAAGGCATAGCTGCCTACAAAGCAAAGCAAGCTGAGATCGCCAAGCGCAAAGCAGAGGCAGCAGCAAGACAAAAGGCTGCTGAAGAAGCAAGACGAGCTAAAGCTGCTGAAGAGGCCGCGAAAGTAGCCCGTGAGCGCGATATGAACATTGAGATGTACCGAAACGGCACACGGCAGGATCAGGGATACAAGCTAGGTAGCCCTCAAGACATCCTGCTACGCGGAACGGGTACAGACCTTCTTAACATCGAACAAGCACTAGCTGACATCATCCGCAATAGCCCACGCGGGAGCGCACAGGAAGTGTACGCAAAAGGCGCACTGAAAAGCCTAAGAGAAGGTGGTCGCATCGAAGGTCTTACAAACCTGATCACCTTTGTTGACCAAATGATCGACGCTGGCGCAACAACAGCGCAGATGGTTCGACCACGCGACAAAGGTGCTGTGGCAGAACACCAGACTAATGAGGCAATCCAAAGAGGTATCGAAGCAAACAGAGCAGCCGCTAACAAGCTCATTGATCGCGTAAATGCTGACATTGACCTAGATCCAGTGACGAGAGGAGTGATCTTGTCGAAACTGGAGATCTACCGTGACGATGATCTGGGTCTTGATCCAGTGAACCGTGCAACACAAGAGCTTCAAGATGCCATCGATACTATCACTAATAACGGTGGCAACGCTGAGAAGGCTCAATTCTACCTTGGTCAGTATATCAACAGGGTAAAGCAGCAGCAGGACGCTAGGCAGCAACAACAGCAGCCACCTGAGCCGCCACAGCCGCCACAGCCACCGC